ATTTCTCTGCTCTTAAGAAAATAAAAAATAATTTAGAGAAAAATCCAGAAGAAAAAGAAAAAATAAAAAAACTATTAAGTGATACTCAAGATAACACTCTCCATGAGGTTAACCTAATACAATCTGTCTTATACGACCAGTATGGTCGTGAGAAATTATAATATTGTGGTATAATACCAACTATGGAAACAAGTACAATATCTGAGGTTGTAAACCTTCCTACTATCTCTGAGGCTTCAAAGAAAGCTCTAGATGCTGGTAGAAACAAGAAAGGTGTACCTGACATAGCCCAACACAGGGCTAGGCTAGGGAAGGAGTTCATGGCCCGTATGCGGGCTGACTTCCAGAAGCATGGGATTGCTACCATCGAGAGAGTACGTAAGGAGAAACCCTCTCACTACCTTGAGTTGGTAGCTAGGATGGTTCCTATGGCTATGGAGGTNAATGTGAATCATACCTTCATGGATCTCCTACAGGAAGCTCAGAAACGTTACCAGCAAGAACAATACAAATCTGGAAACATCTATGATGTGGAAGCAATAGTAGATGAATCCTGAGATATCTGTAATACTTCGTTGGAGGAATGATCCTCTGTTGTTTGTTAGGGATATGTTTGGGGTAGAACCTGATGCCTGGCAGCAGGAAGCTCTCACCTCACTAGCCAAGGAAGATAGGGTAGCTATCCGTTCAGGGCATGGAGTAGGTAAATCTGCTCTCATGGCTTGGACTATCCTCTGGTGGATGTTCACTCGCTTCCCAAGCAAGATAGCCTGTACGGCTCCTACCTCCCATCAGTTGGGAGATGTCTTATGGGGTGAGATAGCCAAATGGCATAACAGACTAGACCCAGCCTGGAAGGATATCCTGCTGGTTAAAACTGATAGGGTAGAGTTGAAGGAAGCTCCAATGGAATCCTTTGCAGTAGCACGTACTGCACGTAAGGAGCAGCCTGAAGCCTTCCAGGGCTTCCACTCAGAGAATATGCTCTTCATCGTAGATGAGGCTTCTGGTGTTGAAGATATTATCTTTCAGGTCGGGCAGGGAGCTATGTCTACCAAGGGGGCAAAGACCCTCATGGCGGGAAACCCTACGCGCTCACAAGGATACTTCTTTGAAGCATTCAACCAGATGCGAGACAACTGGCATACCATACGAGTCTCTTGTGAAGATTCAAAGATGGTTGACCCAGCCTTCATCGACACCATGCGAAAGCAATACGGTGAGGATTCAGACATCTTCCGAGTGCGTGTGCTCGGAGACTTCCCTAAGGCAGATGACAATACGGTTATACCACTGGATCTCTGCGAAGCTGCGGTCAATCGTGACGTACAGCAAGCTGAAGGGAAGATGATTTGGGGGGTTGATGTCGCACGCTTTGGGGCGGATAAGACTGCTCTAGCCAAACGCAAAAAGAACCATCTTGTAGAACCCATACGTACTTGGCAGGGTAAAGATCTGATGCAGACTGTTGGTTTGATCGTACAGGAGTACGAGTCAGCCAAGCCAGGAGATAGACCCGATCTCATCGTTGTGGATAGCATCGGTCTTGGTGCTGGGGTAGTAGACAGACTACGTGAGCAAGGTTATCCAGTACGTGGAATCAACGTGGGGGAAAGCTCTCCCGTGAACTCTGATAAGTTCATGCGTCTGAGAGACGAATTATGGTGGCGATGCAGACAGTGGCTAGAGTCTAGAGAAGTCCGTATCCCCGATCAGAATGAACTGATAGGCGACCTCACNACCCCCACCTATGAGATGCTCTCTACTGGCAAGATNAAGATAGAGGGCAAGGCAGACATCAAGAAGAGATTGCCCCGTAGTCCTGACATGGCAGATGCACTCTGCCTTACATTTGCTGTAAGCGATAGACGCTTCAAACAAGCATTCACTTATCCTAACTTGGGGATTGTATAATTATGCCTAAACTTGCTGACTATGAATTGCTCGCAGAACTCCGTGCGGATCTGGATGAGTGCTTGCCCTATGATGGTTCTACCGTATCTGAGGATAGGGCTAAAGCCATGCGTTACTATCTGGCTGAACCCTTCGGTAATGAAGTACCTGGACGTTCTCAGGTAATCACTACTGAGGTTGCAGACACCATCGAGTGGATGCTCCCCCAGCTAATCAAGATCTTTACATCGAGTGATGAAGCTGTAGTCTTTGATCCTGTAGGNCCAGAAGATATCGAAGCTGCNAAGCAGGANACNGATTATGTGAACCACGTATTCTACAAGGATAACGATGGTTTCATGATTATGTATAACTGGTTCAAGGATGCTCTCCTCTCCAAGAATGGTATCGTTAAATACTTCTGGGAGGAAGATACCGAGAAGGTAACTGAGAACTATGAGTACCTCAACCAGATGGAGTTACAGATGCTCCTTCAGGATGAGAATGTAGAGGTTAAGACGCAGAATATGGGGCTCACTAATATGGGTGAACCCTACATCGACATCAGTATTGTACGTTCAAATAAGAAGGGTAGAGTACGTATCATCGTAATTCCTCCTGAGGACTTTCGTATTGAGTCCAACTATGACGATCTGAATCTAGACAACTGTCCCTTCTGCGCCCATGTAACATACAAGACCAAGGATGAATTGGTCGCTATGGGTTACAAGAAGTCTTTAATTGACGATCTTCCTGGCTATAGTGATGCAGATCTCTCTACTGAGGGTTTGGCTCGATTCGATGATATACATACGTCATCCATCAATACTGCGCGTGATGAAGATAAAGTGCTCATCACTGAATGCTACAAGCGTATGGATTGGAATGGTGATGGTTATGCAGAACTACGTAAGATTACACTAGCCAATGAAGCTGAGATCCTCGATAACGAGGAGATCGACTATATGCCTTTTGTAGCCATTACACCTATCGTAATGACTCATAGATTCTTTGGGCGTTCCATCGCAGATATCACGATGGACTTGCAGTTGATTAAGTCTACTCTACTGCGTAACATCCTCGATAATTTGTATCTCATCAACAATATGCGTACTGGTATTGTTGAAGGTGAAGTAAACGTAGATGATGTTCTGGATTCCCGCCCAGGTGGTGTCATTCGTATGACGGCTCCGGGCATGGTGTTCCCAATTCAGACGACCCCCTTTACGGGACACTCCTACCAGATGATGGAGTATCTCGATGCGATGAAGGAGAATCGCACGGGTGTAACTCGCTACAATCAGGGCATGAATGCTGACGTTCTGAATAAGACGGCTACGGGTATCACTAAGATCATGTCAGCCTCTCAGGAGAGATTGATGTTGGTAGCCCGTCTCTTTGCAGATGGTGTTACCCGTCTATTCTTGGGGGTTCATCGCCTCCTCTTGCAGAATCAGGACAAGGAACGTGTGATTCGCATCCGTAATAAGTGGATTCCTGTTAATCCTTCCGAGTGGAAGGAACGTGAGAATATGACGATTAATGTTGCGCTTGGCACGAACGACAAGCAACAGGAAGCGGCTAATCTCATGTTGATTGGGCAGGCTCAGAAGGAACTGCTGATGTCTGGTTTCACTAATATGGTTACTCCCCAGCATCTCTATCAGACGGCTATCAAGTTAGTAGAGGCTACAGGTACACCTCACTATGAGTTGTTCTTCCAAGATCCGTCCTCTGTGCCACCTCCGCAGCCCCAGCCTAAACCTGAAGAGGAGTTCCTTAAGGTCCAGGCTCAGGTAGAGATGGCTAAGGTACAGTTGGAGAAGCAGAAGGTTGATCTTGAAGGCCAGAAGGCTGTATTTGAAGCTCAGATGGCNCAGGAAAAGGCCAATCTTGAGAGACAAAAGCTCAAGTTGGAGGCTGAAAAGGCCGCTCTTTCGGGCGTTACTGATGGTAACAGAATCGAATTGGAGCGATATAAGACCAACCTTAAGGCCAAGGGGGATGCGTTTAAGATAAAAGGTGATATAATCAAAGAAAATATCAAGGCGGAAACTAAGAATGACAGCAGATCCGGTAGTTCTACATGATATCAAGGAATTCGTCAAGAGTTCCTTCTATCCACTGATTATCGAACACTTGAGAGAGAAGTTTGTAAACAAAATGGTAGCTACAGATCCCATTACTGGCTATGACCAGAGGGATCACTGGCATCGAATGATTGCTTGTGTAGCAGAGATGGATAAAGAACTGCGTGTCATCGCAGATTCAGCTAGGTTTAGGAGTTAAACTTTATGCCTGATACTACGGCTACCCCACAAGAGGGCGCTGGCATTTCAAAATCAGACTTGTATGATGAAGTATTTAGACTCGCAGGATTGGATGAACCGACGCAACTTATTGCTATCGAGAACCCTCCTGAGGTCAAGCCAGAAGAGGAACAGACGGCTGAACAACCCACGGAAGATGTAGGAACGGAGCAAGAAGAGCCCGTAGTCGAGCAGAAAGAGGTAGAGGGTGAAGAACCCTGGATTCCTCAGACTGTAGACGAATTGGCCGAAGGTCTAGGAGTTGATCTTGACGCCCTCAAGGCTATCAAGGTTAAGACCAAAATCGACGGAGTTGAATCTGATGTCCCACTGGGTGAGGTCATCAAGAACTATCAACTAAACAAGGCT